CGACGTGCTGAAAGAAAAGAGGCTTTGTGGCGTGGTAATTGGTAATCAGGTCGGTGTATTTGCTCATGACGTCACCGTGAGAGCGATATTTGCAGTTAAGCAACTGGCCGCTTCCGCATAACCGATATCGATATTGGCAGCCGCCACGCTGCCCGCTGTTTTCCCGATCTGCAGGCTGGTTATATCGTAATAGCGGGAATTTCCGCCACTCACGACGCCGAGGTTAGCGGGCGAGTAAACACGGCTCAGGAGCACATCGTCACCAATTTTCAGTGAGTTGATATAGTCCACAATGGCCGCTTTGATCTGATCGCCAATCAACGACGTATAGCCAGAAAACACATGGATAGTGATGGCCACATAGACTGGCACGTTAACCGGGCGAGAGAATGATGTCGGGTGTGGGTTTCCCCAGGTGTCCGCTACCACAATAGTGGTTGTGCCGTAGGTTGCGACGCCCTGCCCTTTTTTCCCCCGGATTGTCTGCGCAATCGTGGTTGCGTCTCCACCGTCGACAATGGCCGAAATGGAGTGAGCGGGCAGCCCGTTTGCATCCACCGAACCCGTATCGTTTTCATACAGCTTGTGACGAGTCACGCCGGAAATATTCGCCAGCGCACCGTCAACCGCATCAAACGGGGTAAGGGATGGGAGTGCCACGCTTTGGCCCTGGCGTACCCGCAATTCGGCATCGGTTTCTGCCGCAACACCTACGGTAGCTGCCAGCGGGTTTGTCACCGTCAGCCAGCCGCGCGTCGGTGTGTTTATACCCGTTATACTGCCCGCGACCGCCGCTACTGCGCCGCTGGTCGCGCAACTGGCCGTAACGGTTACCGTGCCGTCAACGCCAATAGAAACCGATGCCGGGAAATTCCAGATAACGCCGTTGGTATCCTTCGCTGAACCGTTGGTAATGGTGGTTCCGGCTGTGCCAGTCAGAAGCAGGTCAACCGTAGAGCGCGTCTCACCCTTACGCGAGATACCGTTAATTTTAACGTTCCGTGTCAGCGCGTCGCTGAGGGCAGTAGTCGGAGAAAAGCTGTTGTAGACGTTAATGGCCGTCGTGTTGGCGTCGTGAATTGCCAGTGCCACCAGTGCGACCATTTGCCCGTCTTTACTGTCGGGTTCCAGATAAGCATCGGTACCGTAAATCTGTTGAAAATACCCTGTCACGGTATCGAGTATTGTCTGGTAATCAGGCGCACTAATCCCCTGGGCGGTTACCGTTGCCGATAAACCCAGCGTGTCGAGGTTCAAAGCCATTTATGCCTCGCTGGTGACTGTCGTTGTTCCGTAGATGGTTTCGACCGTAGCGGTAAATAACACGCGCCGGGTTGAGGTATTCACTGTGGTATCAAATGCGGTGATTGAGCTGACGCCCTTCGTTTCAAGAATGCGCTGGCGTATGGCGAGGTTGTAGACTTCGGGTCGCTGCTTACCGAGCACAGACTGGATCCACGGCGTACCCTCGGTGGTGTCGAGGAACCACTGACCGTACCATAATTCGAAGCGTGTTTTGATGGCCTGCGCCACCGCTTCCGGTGAATTAATCAGCCAGGTGTCATCCCCCTGCCCAAAGGTATAATCACCGTTGCCATCTTCACGCCGGTATCGCATTAATTTGGCCCCCCGGTGTTTCCGCTGCCAGTCTGCACGCCGCCATGCGTGTGCGTCATCAGGCTCTTACCACCAGCCGTAACGTCGTTTATCACAGTCACCGGCCCATGCATTGTGGCACTGCCACCGCTGGCTCCCATGCCCTGCGACAGGTTGCCGTTAATCGTGACGTTGCCATTCAGTACAATGGTCGGAGAGGTAATCTCGGTACCACCGTCGGCGTTGGCCGTCAGTTTACCCGGCGTTTTAACGGTAATGGCATGCCCGGCGGCCACTTCTACAAACGCAGCCCCGTCATCAGTGCGCAGTTGTGCAGCGCTGGTACTGATGCCGCTGATCTTGTGCGCCTGCGATTGTGGGCCGACAATGGCGAATGCATCAGACAGGTCATGCATGCGCAGGTCTACCGGCTTCTGTACGCCGCCGTTCTGCCACCAAAAATCAATGCAGCGATCTGCAAAAATTAACAGGCATTCATCACCCTCTTTGACGGGAAACGTCAGCGTACAGCCGCCGCCACGCGGGAAAATTACAGGCACGTCCACCAGCAGCGGCAGTTCAATCCAGCCATCATCTTCTTTACCGCCGTCATAACCTTTTATTGCGGGCCGAATAGATGCGGTCACAGAGTCAGGATCAAACGATTCTATAACTCCTGGCATGGCGACTTTCAGCGTGGAAAAAACTTTTTGGACTAGCTCTGCGTTGTACTGCTCTTTGCTGCCGATTTGCGAGTTAAGCGAGGCTGGCATGTTTTCTCCAGGCAATAAAAAACCCGCTCGGTGGCGGGTTATAAATATAAATTCAATAATAGAGTGGCAGAGGTTTACCAGTAGCGTGGATGGGGATTAGCGGAACATCTTATAGGTGACGTCATGCTTTGCATCGCCTATAGTCCCGTAACACTCAACTGTATGAATATCTCTGACATTAAAAGAGTTTACGCCTGAGTAATGGAGCGTAAAGTAGTAAACCTTTTTGTTTCCCTGATCATCTATTCCACTCTCTGTTTGCTCTCGTTCATAAGATTCGGGGTTGGTTAATGAGCTTCTTGCGATATCTTCACAGGTAAATATGACATCATTTTGTAATAATTCTTGCTCAGATAATCCCTCATTCGCGAAAGACGAAAAACTCAATAAAAACAATAAAGAGATATAAGTTTTGTTCACTTTGGCATCCTTGATTTTTTATATCTAGTTGCAATAAGTTGTTCCGGTTATAGTAGTGTGGCATTGACGGTCAACTTTCCTGCCGCCCTCTGTACCGGTTGTTGTCGTCGTCCCTGTGATCGTTGTTGTGGTCTGGGTATCGACGGTTCGGCCTGCGCTGTCAGTGCCTGAGCAGTAAGTTGTACCGGTTATTGTCTTTGTGCAGGTTACTGTTGCAAGCGCCGGCAGAGTAAGCATCATCAGAACGCAGAGAATAGTAATTTTCATCTGATTTACGTTGTTTTTGCTATGGTTGATTGCGATTGCATATCTCTCGCCCCTTTAGCCAGGCAAAGCAGGTCCATGTACCACGCCTGCCCCCGCGTATCGCCAGTATAATCAATACTGCCTACGATGTAATCACCATCAGTGTTAATGGCCGCCAGTTGTCCACCAGGAATGCCGTCGACATAGATATTACCGTCTGTGGCTGATTCCTTTAACGCGCCGGGAGACTGCCCTATCTGCTCGTTGCTGAGGGCTGCGCGGTACACCGATGCTTGATCCAGCCTAATCAGTCCACCCAGCTTGATGTTTGGGTTGATGAGGCAGCGAACGTTAACCCCGGCCCCCATCGTCTGCTGCGGCATGCCGATCAAACCTGTCTGGCTGTTGAGTACAATAGCTTCCTCGATGTACTTATCATCCGGAACGATATTCACCTGATTATTTTCATACCACCAGTTGCCATTACATTGTTTGGCGATATTGTTCATCAGTTCCGATGAGTTCTGATAAAGCACACGTCCGCGCGGAAACTCTGTTGCAGGAAATTCAGGAATAGCGCCAGTCGTAATACCGTAAGGTTTATAAGATTCCATACCGAGACTGAACAACTGATCGTACTTCCAGCCAGCGGCAACCGTGGTTTTCACGCTCGCTTTAAGATGCCCTTCCCAGGCATCAATGCATTGCAGCAGCGTCCAGGTGTCAGTAGGGTTGTCGCGCCCGGAGATGGTAAACCGGACATCACCATTAAAAATCAGCCCAACATTGCGATCAGGATAGTTTCCCGTCTCATCCTGGTTTCCGTCATAACCAGCAATAACCTGAATGCGGGTAAATTCGCCTTTCAGGATGCGATCCTGCGTTTTTTTGGACAGGTTATAGACCTTAAAATTACCCACAAAGCCGTTGAAGATGGTCGCGGGCATTTTCTGGATCTGAAACGTCACTTTCAGGTCAGATAACTTTATTCCCTTCCCGTCTTTATCAAGCAGCAACAGCTCGAAATGACGCATCCAGTTCTGTGACATAATTACTCCGTAACTATTAAAAGGTGAGACTGAATCCCCAAATCAAGTTGAGTGGGGTTTTCCTGACCACCGATATCGCAGATAACCACCAGTGAAAAACCCAGATTCAGGTAGGCATACTGCGCCAGTAGGTCAGCGCCAGTTATCAGGGGTAAAGCCAGCGCGACCGGGGTTTCGTTAGCGCTAAGCAGGTCAAGATACCAGCACGGATCGCGCCAGTTGATGCGCATGACATACTGCACGTCCGCAACGGACACGGAAAATTGCTGGTTATCCGGGGAAAGAGGTATTTCCTGCGCGTTCATTTTACAGGTACTCCAAAGAATTTAAGTACGCCACCAACTCTACCGCCCGTAAAGTTATCAAGCGTCCCCATGACTGAATTATTCGGCTCTACAGGTGTTTTAACGCCAGAGTTAATTACCGGGGAGGTGTTTACCCCTTCTTTCATATCCGCTTTATTTGCAACCTGAATAGTGGCAGTGCTGGTAATAATCACCTCCCGCATCGTCAGAACCGCCGATAATACGTTTTCTGTTGCTTTATCGGTGGTCACTTCCAGGGAGCGCAGGAGCATGTTTTTATAAATACGCTTCCCGGTCACCACATCGAATGGCTTCCGTTCAGCCTGCATATCCAGCAATTTTTGGTAAGTCTCACGCGGACTCATACCCAACAGAGATGTCGACGTCAGACTGCTGGCTAAATCCAGCACGGATCCGCCACCAGCAAAACCAACCTCCATCACCAGTTCGCTGGGGCGCTTATAGGCGTGATCGGAAATTGCCGCCCCCGTTTCCACGGGGTGCTCCGTGATTTCCAGCGTGTCAGAGTGTTTTTCTGACACAACCACATCCGGAATCATGATCCCTATCTTTCGGCTTTGCAGACGTAATAGCGTCGACAGAATATCCATTATCGCGGCCCCGTAGTGAGTTGCTGAATACCGTTGGACATGATGCCCTGCTGCTTGCCGGCCACAATGTTTCCGGCCTCCCTAGGGTCAGTGACGCCGTGAATGTTGATCGTCGTTTCCTGGTTAATGGTCGGACTGGACGACTGGGGCATATTGCTCTGTACGCGGGGGATATACTCGCGAGTTTCGCGCGGCAGCAGATTCATCCCGTATTTCTCGACGTTGCCCATACCCCAGTTATACGACGCAAGGGCTTTACTCAGGTCACCGCCGCTGCGGCGCAACAGTTGGCTCAGATAGCGCGCGGCAGCATCGGCGGATTTCATCGGGTCGAATGCATCATTGCCCTTAAGGCCCAGGTCTTTTGCCGTGGCTGGCATAAGCTGAAACATGCCCTGCGCGCCAGCTTTTGAGGTGGCAAACTGATCTCCGCCAGATTCAGCGAGCGCAACGCTACGCAATAATCCGGCAGGCAGGTTATACAGTCGTTCCAGGTTCGCCAGCGCCGGGCGCATCCAGCCCAGCAGCGCGGCGCCCTCTTTCGTCGGTTGCGGGACTTTGACAGGAGCAGTTCCCTGCGTCTGGTCGCGCATCAGATACGGCGCCTGCTCGCCTATATTCCCCTCAGTTTGCTGGGGAGCCAGTGCATCATGGAGTTGCTGAATACCCAGCGAAATACGGCCCAGCCATGTGTTAGCCATAGAAGAGGCTGCGTTGCGTTCCTGACGGCTTTTCGCTGCATCCTGACGGGAATCTGCCTGCGTCCTGTTCAGTGTGTCCAGTTGGGGGTTTTTAACAGACTG